CCTGGAATGGCAACGGATCGGTCTTGGCGCGCCCGCCTCGGTCGCGGCGGCGACGGATGATTATTTCGAGTCGCAGGATTTCTTCGGGCGATGGATTGAAGACCGATGCAACCTTGGATGGGGGTTGAAATCCACGCCGGCGGCGCTCCTGCGGAGTTTCGAGGACTGGTGCAGGGAAAACAGGGAAGAGATGACTGACAGTCGTCGCCTGCGGGGAGCATTGGAGAAGGTCAAAGGCGTTTATTACGTGAAAACTGATGGAATCCGCCATGTTAGCGGGATTGAGCTGAAGGGGACGACGGCCGCCAAGGATGACGCCGCGACGGATAAAGCCCCCGGAGACTTTTGACATTATGCAATTTCGGGCAGGGAAGGGCGGGTCAAATACATAAGGCTCTACACCTAGGTGCGCGCGCGCACGTGTGAACACTATTGTATATGACCCGCCCTTCCCTGCCCGGTATTGATGAAAGATAAACAATGACCCTCGTTCTCGGGATCGATCCAGGCATGAATGGCGCGGCGGCGCTTATCCGAGTGGAGGCTGGCGCCATCACCCATTGCCATATCGGGCCGGTCAATCTGGCGCGGCTGGCGTCGATCCCATTGGCGCACGCGGCCACGCTCGTTGTCGTCGAAGCCCAACATGCCTCTCCCCAAATGGGTGTCAGGTCCGCCTTCGCCCTGGGGCTGGCGTACGGGGGCGTCCGAGGCGCGCTGGCGGGCCTGAACCATCCATGGGTGGAATACGTCCAGCCGGTGGTGTGGAGGGGCGCGTATGGCCTCGGGGGAGGTGCTGAGGGCAAACAAGCCGGGATCGCCCTGGCGAGGGATGTCCTCCGAGAGCCCGATCGACCCCTGACGCATGATGAAGCGGACGCGGTGTTGCTGGCCTGGTGGGGGTGGAGGAATATCATTTGTCAGAAATGATAAAGGCGCCCGAAGGCGCCTTTTTGGTTCAGGATCCAAATGTGCCGCCAACACGGCGGCGAGCACTTTCGCCCGACCATTGATCCCCTGGCAGGGGGTTGTTCGCGAGCGTCCCGCGGGCTCGCATGTAGCGGGCATGGGCTTTACGGTAATCATCGCGCGCCGTGTCGCGCGCGGATCTCAGTGTCTCGTTTTCCCGGTCATACGTTCCGGCGGGGACATATCCGCGCGCCTCGGCGCGGCGGTTGAGGGTGATCTGATGAGTGGCGTCCTCGGCCGTTCTGGCGTGGCGGGCCATGGCGGCGAGCGCCGAAGCACTCGCCCGCGTGGCGCGAACGATCAATGACAGGCCGCTCATGCCGCCACCCCGTTTTTCTTGAAGATGATACCGGCCGGCTTCGCCTTCGCGCGCGGCGCGGGGTGAACGATCCCCGCCCGTTTCTTGGCGGCGCGCGCCTGAGTGGAATGGTTCGGGATCACGATATTCCGCTTCCCCTTGCCCTTCGTGCCGGAGCACAGTTGGCAACGATCACATGTCGTCGCCTTGCCGCCCTCCTCCGATGCCGGGCAAAGTGACTCGGCCGCTTCCTTCGTCCAGCCTACCGGAGGCGCCACGCGGAACGTACGCCAACCCATGGCCTGAGCCTCGGCCGCTTCCTCGAGCGTGTCGACGCTGGCCATCACGTACGCCTTCAACCAGGCGAAACGGAGATCACGCCATTGGTGGGTATAGCCGGTGCGGCCGGCGCTCTTGCTCACCATGGCCTCCCAGATCCGCCGGGGAACGGCGGCCGGATCACCATACGTGCCGAAGCGGATCAACAGGCCTTCGAACGCATCGGCCAGGTCCGCTTCGGCGCATGGCTCATAATGGTCGCGAGCGTGTGCTTTATAGACAATGGAAACACCCTGGCCCAGGTTGACGTAGCACTCGCGCGAGCCCTCGACTCTCATACCCTCATCGTCGCGCAGGCCCTGGTGCTTACAGCCGCCGAAAATCGCCTTGTCGGCGCCGGTGCGGGAAGCTTCGACGGGATGCATATCGTCGCGCAGAATGTAGGTTTGGAGCAATTCCGCTCCGGTTTTCTTGTTCGATGAGCCGGAGAAGCCCGTGACTATCATCACGATGGGCTCGCCGGTCAGCATCGATGGTCCCTGGTATACGATCATGACTGGTTGTCCTGTTTGACTGTTTGAACTGTTTGACTGCCTGACCAGACCTACATGGACCTGTTGCGTTCACAGTGCAAGGGGTTTTTTGGGGTCTGTGTGAAATAGTTGCCGGAACAGGCAAACCATGCCATGTCAAAGGTTGTGTCACGGCATGGGATTTGTCTCACTGTGTCTGCTAGCTCAGTCCAACAAACACCAAAACGCAAACCGCCGCCTCATGCGTGGAAGCCGGGACAATCTGGTAATCCCATGCCGCGCAGCGCGTGGAAGCCCGGTCAGTCTGGTAATCCGAAAGGCCGCCCGAAGCCTGACGTTGATATCGCGGCTTTGGCGCGCGTGCATGGTCCGAAGTGCATTGAAGTCGTGGTCAAGATCCTCGGCAGCGACGATGAGAAGATGCGGCTCGCGGCCGCGATAGCGCTGCTTGATCGTGGTTTTGGCAGGCCTAAACAGGAAATGGATATCAACTCTAACTCAACCATCGAACTGCACCTTGTGGCGGCTCGGGCTATCTCGTCAACCCTGATTGAACAGCAATCAACGCCAACAATCGAAACGATTGAGTCTACATCAACAGACATTCCAACGGAATGATAGCGCAATGACATATCATTCAATCATGGAGTGTGTCACCAATCGTCCGTTTGAACAGGTGGCCGATGACAATCATCAAGCCACAGTCAACATGATCGCGCGATCGGGCGTGTGTGCGCGCACGCGCGCCCAGGCACGCGGGCGGGCGCCCGCCCCCCTGCCCGCGCGTATGGCGATGGCACTGGCACCCCTTCCAAAATTCCCTTGGGGATTTCTGAAACATCATTACGATGTCCTTCCAAAATTCCCTCACACTTTTCTGAAACATCATTACGATGTCCTTCCAAAATTCCTCACACCATTTTCAAAACATCATTACGATGTTGGTATTATATGACTAATGATGTTCCCGAACATACCAACGGTCGTAGCGCCACTAAGGTTCTGGCTACGATCCCGGAACGATTGATTAAAGCATTACCCCCAGGATTTGTCGTGCTTATCGTTCTCAATGTAATGTTCATGGGCGTTCTCGCTTACGCCGTTCAACATAACTCCGAAGCGCGGAATACACTCTTGAAAACAATAATAGATCGTTGTCTGGAACGAGAACGATGAGTGCCACCGCCCCGACAACTCATAACCCGTTCCACGCGGCGATTGAAAAGTATGCTCGCGCGCCGATCGCCTTCGTGCGGGATATTCTGGGCCAGGAGCCTGACGACTGGCAACTGGAAGCACTGCGCGCGGTGGCGCGCGGGCATACCCGTCTGGCCATTCGCTCGGGGCATGGCGTCGGCAAGACGTGCTTCGCCGCGTGGCTGTGTGTATGGTTCATCTGCACCCGCGCGCCGTTCAAGGTCGCCATAACCGCGCCGTCGTCCTCTCAGTTGTTCGACGCGCTGTGGCCCGAGTTCATCAAATGGCTGAACATTCTTCCTTCCGGCTGGCGCGATCTGTGGGATATTCGCTCCGATCGCGTCACGCTCAAGGCCGATCAGGAATGTTTCGTCACCGCGAGAACGTCACGGCCTGATACGCCGGAAGCAATGGCCGGCCTGCACTCAGCGCATATTCTTCTCATCGCCGATGAAGCATCGGGCATCCCCGAATCGGTCTTCGAGGCCGCGTCGGGCTCGATGTCGTCGCATGGCGCGATAACGCTCCTCATCGGCAACGCGACCAGATCGACCGGCTTCTTCTACCGCGCCCACATGATGGAGCGGGACCGTTGGTACACCCAGAAGGTCTCCTCGGCCTCTTCCAAACGGGTCACCTCGGAGTTCGTCGATGAGATCGCCAACAGATACGGCATGGACTCGAATGCTTTCCGCGTTCGCGTTCTCGGTGAATTTCCCCTCGCCGACGACAATACCTTGATCGGAGCCGACCTCGTCGATAGCGCCATGCTCAGGGACATCGAGATCGATCCTTTCGCCATCGAGATCTGGGGCGTCGACGTCGCCCGATTCGGCACCGACGCCTCCGTCCTCGTGAAACGAAAGGGGCGCGTCGTGACCGAAATGCCGCGCGCCTGGCATGGCCTGGATACCATGCAACTGGCCGGCGCCATCAAGGCGGAGTGGGACATACAATCCCCCACCTCCCGTCCTTCCCTCATCTGCATCGACGTGATCGGCATCGGGTCCGGCGTCGTCGATCGTCTGCACGAGCAAAATCTGCCCATTCTCGGCGTCAATGTCTCTGAAACCGCCTCAACCACCGGTAGATACGCACGCCTACGAGACGAGTTATGGGTGCGCTGCAAGGAGTGGCTTGGCAACCGCAACGTGCGCCTGCCGCGCCATGATCGCCTCCGCGACGACCTCCTCATGCCGCGTTATTCCTTCCTGAGCGACGGCAGGCTTCAGGTCGAAAGCAAGCAGTCGATGCGCTCTCGCGGCCTCCCCAGCTGCGATCACGCCGATGCGCTCAACCTTACTTTCTGCGAGCAAGGGCTGGGTGTCGGCTCCGGCATGACCTCGGGCCTGTTCGACAAAGCCCCCATGCACATGAGCCTCGCCGATGGAGACCTGGTATGACGGATGACCAGGAGCGCGTGCTGGCGGCCTGCCGCGAGGTCTGCCGTCGCCTGTCCGAGGAGTCGATCGAGCGGCTGGGCGAGATCCTGAAGCGTCAGCCGGAATACCTGCCCAATCCGGGGCGGAAGGCGTGGCTGACGGAGAATCTTCTCGCGTTCGAGCGGTTGTTGAAGGAACTGTCCCCATGAGCGCCACCCTCGCCCCACCCTCACTGTCCCAGGGCCTCCTGGCGCCCCAACAGATCGCCAACCCCAACGCTCCCACCCCCCTCCCCCCGATTCCAGGGCTCATTCCCCAGGGGATGCGGCCCACACCTCTGTCCGCCTCCCCCTCCGAGCAGATGCTGGCGTTCCTCCTGCCGCCCTCCCACGACGACGATCCACCCGATTCCGACCAGTCCCTCCCTTCCGGCCTCCGTAAATACGCCGCCGGCCTGCGCCCCACGCTCAAACCAACAGCCTCGCCCTGGTCTCAGGAGATCGTCTTCGAGCGTCTCGGCAAGACGGATGTGGAAATCAACGCCGTCGCCCGTTTCTATTACAAAACCGCCCAGAACTATGACGCTTACCTGTCCCGCGAGCGGGTCACCGCCTCCAATTACTACGCCGGCCTGCCCGATGGACCGCTGGAAGATGGCCGCTCGAAACTGACGATGACCGTCGTGCGCGACACCATCCGCCAGACCCTCCCCTCTCTCCTGCGTATCTTCACCGGCGTCGAGGACCCGGTCTCCTTCCAGCCGCTCTCTTCCGATCACACCACGGCCCAGAACGATCAACTCGCCACATCCCTCGCCCGGCAGGCGACGGACTACGCGCGCTGGGCGTTGTTCACCGCCAACCCCGGCTGGACCATCCTCCACGACGCGCTCCTCGACGCCCTGACCCGCAAGGCGGGCTGGGTGCGGTGGCACTGGGGGTCCTCGAAACACACCCGCACCGAGGTCGCCGCCGGTCTCCTTCTCCCCCAGCTGCAAATGCTACTGTCCGAGCCCGGCATCGAGGCGTCCCGCATCGTCAGACGGCCGATGACGCCGGCCGAATCCCAGGCTCTCGCCAAAACCCCCGAGGGCCAACTCTACCTCTCCCAGGGCGCGCCCGCTGAATACTGGAGCGCCACGATCACCCGGAGCGCCACCCAGGCATGGCCTCAAATTCAACACGTCCTCACTGAAAGCGTCTGGATCGATCCCTCCGCCGCTTCTGTTGACCAAACCGCTGCCCTGTTCATCGTCCAGGACTCGACCGTCTCCGACCTGATCGAGGCGGGCCTGCCGGAGGACAAAATCCTCGCCAATATCGCCTCGGGGCGTGGCTCCGCCGGGCGGCAACGGACGGAACTGATCGCGCGCTCCAACGCCCAGGGCCACAACATCGCGGGCGCCCCGCCCAACGATAAGTCCCAGTCGATCGTGCGCCACGTCGAAGGTTGGATCAGGTGCGACGCCGACGGCGACAACGTCTCGGAGCTGCTGCACGTCCATCTCCTCGGAGCATCCCAGAACCTCGTCATGTGGGAGCGAGCGGACGAGATCCCGCTCGCCTGCTTCACGCCTTACAGAGAGCCAGGCAGGGTCATCGGCCAGTCCCAGGCCGACATGGTCATGGACCTGCAACGGGTCGAATCCCGCGTCATGCGCGGCGTGCTCGATTCACTCGGCCAAAGCATGTTCCCCCGCACGACCGTCGTCGTGGGCCAGGCCAATCTCGCCGACACCCGCCAGACCGCGATCGGCAGCATCATCCGTGTGGCGCAGCAGGGCGCGGTGGCCGAACTGACCAAGCCATTCATGGGGAAAGAAGCCCTGCCGATCATGGCGGTGCTCGAAACCATCCGTGAATCGCGAACCGGCATCACGCGGGCCTCATCGGGTCTGACCGTCGATGAACTGCAATCGACGGCCCCGATCGCCGTGTCCCAACAGTCCTCCGCCGCCCAGGACCGCCTGGACATGGTGGCCCGCACGCTGGCCGAGACCGGGCTGGCCCCTTTATACAAAGGGCTCCTGAAGATGCTGGCGCGCCAGCAGGACCGCCCCAACGTCATTCGTATCCGTCAACAATGGATACCCATCGATCCGCGCGCGCTCGCCACCCAATGGGAGACGGCGGTCAATGTCGGTGGCAAGGGCATGCCCCAGGAACGGCTCCAGATGCTCAGCGCCATCGCCCAGAAGCAGGAGCAACTGATCCAGCAGGGCGGGCTCTCCAACCCCCTCGCGGGCCTGCCGGAGTATCGCAACACGCTCGCCCGCATGCTGGAGACGGTGAACATCGCCGATATCAGCTCCTACTTCAAAGCCCTGCCGCCCGATTTCCAACCACCCCCGGCCCCTCCCCCGCCGCCCAATACCGACCTCATCCTCGCCGACGTGCAGAACAAGAAGACCAACGCCGACATCGAGAACACCCGGGCGGATCAGCAGACCAAACGCGCCTCTCTCCTCCTCGAGGACGATCGCGAGCGGGACAAATCCGCCCTCGATGCCTGGGTGAAGGCGTGGGTGGCGGGGGCTACGTCCAACATCGTCGTCCCCTCGCTCGATGAGTTCAAACAAGCCATGAAGTCCAACGCCCCGGCGGTCGGACTGCTGTCCGATCTGCCGCCCCCGACCTCGCCCCAACCGCCGGCGGTTGGCGCGCCCCAGCCCAAACAGCCTCCGCCGCTTGCCCCTCCCCCGATGTTCCCGGCCGGTGGCCCTCCCAGGCCGCCCATGATGCCGCTGCCCCAGCAGCGCCCCGTGGCCCCACCCCCAGGCCCCATCAACCCGGAAGCCGCCAATGCCATTCGTCAGTCCCTCGCCACCGGGCGGATGCCAACGGCGTATGGACAACTGACCCAGCGGGCTTCCGCCTTTCCGCTCAACGGTCCCGGCGGCCCGCCCCTGCCCTCGGCGCCAGGAGGCCAACCCAGTGTCTGATCTTCCTTCACCCGTCCTTCCGACCGTGCGGCGGTGGCGACGGGATTGCCGCGAGGTAGCCCAGGACCTGGCGACGCCAAAATGCCCAGGCTGCGGCTGGCGCCTAGGCATCCGCGAAGCGATGTTCAACCCGAGCGGAACAGATGAATGGGAGTGCGACAATGCCTGCGATGTGAGCGATCCCGGAACGAGCCAGCGGCCTCTCCTCATTGAGGTGCTGCTGGATGGCGCCGTCATCGCCACGGGAACGTGCCCGCCGGAAATACGTGATTTGTCGAAGTCGGTCGGGATGGCGCTGGTGCCGGCCACGCTCCGGAAGATCGCCGATAAGTGGGAGGCCAGCCCATGAATCTCATCCTCGTCATCATCATCCTCCTTCTCCTCTTCGGAGGACTTGGCGGCGGGTATTACGCCCACAACATCCATGGCGGCTGGTATGGCCCCGGTATCGGCATCGGCGCGATCCTGCTGATCATCCTGTTGTTCATCCTGCTGCGCGGTTACTGACATGCCGCTCAGCGCCGAACGCCTCATCCAGTGCGAGGCGGCGAAGCGCTTCATCGCCGATCCGCACTTCAACGCCCTGCTGGACCGTATCGCCGAGGACGCGACCAGGAACGCGATATTCCTCGAGGACGCCTCCAACCGCGAGGCCAGCCGTCAGTTGATCCTGGCGATCAAACGGGTCTGGGAGGAGCTCCAGGCCGACGCCGAGGCCCCCGAGGCGGACGCGGCGGCGACTCTTCATTCCCAGAGCATGGAGTAACCGCGATGGCCTCTCTGCTGCTTCCCGACGATGATCCCACCGCTCCCGCCCCTCTTCTTCAACTTCCCGATGAGCGGCCGCCGTCCCTCCAGCCGGACCCGCGCGCCGACGCCCTTGGCCAGACCTATAAAGACATCACCGACTACATGGCCCAACAGCACCAAAAAGGGGTCGATGAAGGCTACTGGACTGGCGGCGGCCTGCTGGAAGGCGGCCATCCCACGCTGAAGGCGTTCAATTCCGCCACTGATGAATATGCCCAGGGCCTTCTCATGGGGACCACGTCATCGGGCGGCAAATACCTGAAGGCGTATCACGGCAGCCCGCACAAGTTCGACCAGTTCAGCGATCACGCGATCGGCACGGGTGAGGGCGCGCAGGCATACGGCTACGGGCATTATCTCGCCGAGAACGAGGGTGTGGCGCGCGGGTATCGGGATGCGTTGGCTGGTAAAGGGCAATCGCTGGAATGGAACGGGCGACCCGTCGAAGGGCGGGCGGTCAATTCCCTGGTTGATAGCCTCCAGGATCAGGACTGGCGACTGGCCAAGATCGTCGATCAGGCGGGAAGATGGGGGCCTCGCAACGCCATTGAAACATTCGAGCCGCATACGCGAAATGCTTCAGACGGCGCCGCATGGCAGACGGCCATGGACCAGTTCAAGGAGGGCGTGGGTAAGAGCGCGACCGGCCACATGTATGAGGTCCGGGTCAACGCTGATCCCGAGAAATTCCTGCACTGGGACAAGCCGCTGCGCGGGCAACACCCGGATGTTATCGAAGCCTTGAAGAACACGCCGTATCCGCCGCACGATCTTAACATAACGGGCAAGCAATATCTTACGGAACTGGAAACCAATCGCGAAATGGCGACGAAGAGCGGCGACCCGGCGGCACTCGCCTCCCAGGCGCTGCGTGAAGCGGGAATCCCCGGCATTCGCTACCTCGATGCCCAAAGCCGACCGCATCCGGCTCAAATCGCTCAATCGAAACAGGCCCTCGCCGACCACCAACGCCAGATCGCGGAGCTACAAGCCGATATCGATCGCAACCCGAATAATATGTTGCCGGCTTTTTACAGCAGGCGTCGCGCGGAGATCGCCGATCACCAGAAGATGATCGACCAGATCAACGAACGAATGAGCGAAGGCACGCACAACGCCGTCGTCTTCGATCCCGCCACCATGGAAATCATCAGACGCTACGGCCTCGCCGGCCTGATGCTGGGCGGCGGCGGTCTCCTCTCACCCGATAAGCAAGAGCAATAGCCATGAGCGAATCAACTTCCACCCCCACCCCCACCTCCGCCCCAGTCCCTTCTTCCACACCCGCTCCGGCCTCCGCGCCAGCCCCCAACGCTGCCCCTACAGCCCCCACTTCCGATCCCGGTGTATCGCCGCCGGCGAATGACCGCCCGCCGATCTCCGTCTCCGAGGCGGCGCGCCTGCTGTCGCGCCAGCGGCGTGAAACATCACCTCCCGCGCCGCATTCCCCGACAGCCCCCGACAGGCGTCCCCCGGCGGCGGAACTGGCGAAAACACCACCTCCGACGCCCCAAACCACGCCAACACCGGCCCCCTCGCCACTCAGCGCGATGGAAAAGGCCCTCGGCGTGCCTCCAGCGGTCCCTCCATCGCAAGAATCCACACCTCAAGCCCCTCAAACACCCCAAAACGCCCTTTCCGCCCTTGAAATCGACGGAAAACACTATTCCCAGACCGAATTACGCGAGGCGGTGCTGAAATCGACCGATTACACCCGGAAAACCCAGGAACTGGCGCAACAACGCCAACAACTGGAGGCCCAGCAGCGGGCGCTGGCCGAGGTGCTGCCGCACATCCAGCCGGAGCTGATGCGACTTCAGGAAATGGTCCAGAACCCGCCTCAACCGCCCGATCCACGCCTCATCGAGACCGATCAGAAGCAATACCTCATTGATCGCGCCAATTACGAACACGCCCTGGCCGAGCAGCAGCGCGTGTTCAACCTCAATAACCTTCAGGGCGCCGCCCAGCAGCGGGCGCTGGAGCAGCAGGTGGCCGCCGCCAATGAGGTGCTGGCGAAGGAACTGCCGTTCTGGGCCGATCCCCAACAGCGCCTGGAGGCGCAACAGCAGATCGTTGAATGGGCCACGTCCAAGGGCGGTTTCAGTCGTGACGAATTACGCGGCCTCTCCAGTCCGCATCATCTCAAGACCATGATGAAGGCGGCGATGTTCGATCGTTGGGTGGAGGGCGCGAAAACCTCCGCGCCACCGTCATCCTCTGTCCCCGCGCGTGGTGTGGCCCCGCCACCCGCGCCCTCGGAGCGGATCGCCGCCGCCACCGAGGCGTTCCAGGCCCGCCCCGATGCCCGCAGTGGGGCGGCGTTGATCGCGGCGCGCCGGGCGGCGATGAACGGGAACGGATCCGCGCGGTGACGCGTGAAGACCTGGAGCGTGAGGCCGACCACGTCAGGGAGGGCCTTATCATGCTTCAACTGTGTCTGGGTGATTACGACAAGATCGACGATGCCGACCGTGCGGCGCTTACCCTGGCCCATGACGGACTGGATGCGTTGATCGCTGAAATCGAGCAAACACTGGACAGACAGCCAAAACCGTCTCAATAATCCGCCGCCGCCCCATGGAGTGCCTTTAAGCACCAACCAACCGGCGGGACGTGCCGTCGCCAATGACTGATCATGTGCCGCGAGGAGTGCTCCGCACCAACCTCGCCTAAGCCGGATCGATCCACCGCGAAACCCTCCTCTTTTGGTTTCACCGCGCGAGCGGCTCCACGTGGAGCGCCGCGCCAGCGTTGGAGACATGCGACATGGCCCTTGGAACAATGGGCGCGGCACCGGCGAACACCTATCTGGAGCCGGCCGCCATTGGCGTTAAGGAGGATCTCCGCGACGTGATCTTCCAGATCGATCCCGACGAGACACCGCTTGTTTCCGCCATTCCCAGTGTGGAAGCGAAACAAATCCTCACCGAGTGGGTCGTCCAGGAGCTGGGGGTCGTGGCGGATAACGCCCAGCCCGAGGGTTTCACCGCGTCCATGCAGGCGGTGACGAAACCCGTCCGCATGAACAACATCGCCCAGATCCTCGTCCGCACGGTCGGCGTGTCCAACACGCTGCGCTCGGTCGATATGGTCGGCGGC